ACCTTTTCCTTCATATAGGGCTTTTTCCTTTTTACCTAATTTTTTCTTTAAATTGTAAATTAAAGATTTTTTACCAATGTACTTTTTTCCAGTTGGTAAATGAGTTGTTTGATAAATAAAACCAAATGCTCCTTCAGGGAGGTCAACGATTTCATTAATTGTTTTTTCTTGATAGTACCACATAATAATTAATGTATGAAAGGGATTTTAGGTATCCCAACGAAGTATGAAAGTAGTGTCAGTTTCGTCTGATGTTCTTATAGGCTGTCCTAATTTACCAACTACTAATAATTCATTGTCTTCATTGTATAAACCAATTGTTGTAACATAAGGTTTAAAGAGTGAACCTGTTGCAAAATCAGCTAAATCCTGTGATTGAAGTGATTTTATCTTTCTTGCAGAAATGTTCATTGTGTCATTAAATTCATCTTCTTGAACAGTACATTGATATTCATGTTCATAAATTAAATGTGAACCTTGAAATTGTAATTTTTTAAGTTCTGATACATTTATAACTGAAATACTATTTGGGAAATTTCTTGAAAATTCCGCATTTACAAGGATTGCTTCTACGTAAAGGTTTACAATAGAATCATTTGCAGTAAATGTTACGGAACTATTAGATGTTTGTACACCTGTAGACACATAACTATTTGCTAGTGTATCTTCACTAACATGAAATTTCCAAGATCCTCCATTTAAATCCCATTCGATTTTATAAGTGTCTCCTGCTGTGAGGTTAGATAGTGTTTGTAATAATGTTGGGTTAACAGCTGTGTTGGCATTATTTCCATCCATACTAAGAATAAAATTACTAAATAAATTACTACTAAATGTATTTTGTATTTCGTGTCCAGTATTAACGTTAACATTAAGATCATCTAACTCCCAATTAGCCAAAGATTCTTTCATGGATACTGATTCTATTGTTATTGATCTGTTATTAGGTAAAAATGATACAACTTGTAAATCTTTACCAGTAGCAGCTATACCTGCTTTAAAAGTAAAATAAAAGGTTGTAGGGGAGGAAATATTTTGTCCTGAAGATATTATTGTTATTATACTCCCAAGACTAGTAGAAGGGCTTACAATAACATTTGATAGATTTTTTAAAGATATATTTCCTGATGATCCATCTGTAGCTGCTACTACAATTTTTATTGTATAAATTTTACCATCTACTAGACCTAAATCTGGTTGTTTTACCGCTACATTCGCCCCCGCTCCTGTATTATTTGTAAATTTAAATTGTCCCCCTGGAAGATACTCAAAATCACAACCATTTAATATAAATGGAAAAATATCAGCCCCACTATCATCTGTTAGTTTTACTTCTTTTTTAATGGATATGTCCGACATGGTTCCTACAACAGGATTTGTTCCATCATACTCAACATAAATGCTGGGTTGTGTACTATTAGTATGGTCAGAGATAAAAGTTCCTGTGTAAGTTCCGTCTGCAAAGTTTTGATAACTATTTGCACCCCCTCCAAGAAGTCCTACTTTATCAGTAAAACCACTAAGTGTATAACTAAATGTGTATGTTTCTCCATCTTCTAAATCGTTTGAGGTTATGCTTTGAATATAATCAGCATTACCTGCATCATAACCAGTAAAAGTGACAGAAGTTGCACTGTTGATTGTCGTAAAAGGAGCTAAGGCAGCTTGAATAAAAATAGGATCTGTAAGATCTACTTCTTCAGGACCTGGAGGAAATAAAAGAGATCCAGAAGTTAATAATTCTGGGGTACCAAAGGTTTCTACAAAATTTCCATTTATTACTTCATTAGAATCTACAGAATCAGCTCCCCCAAGTAATATATTATTATATTTAGGGTGTGTAATAGTTGCAAACCCATTTTGGTAAAACATATTGCCTATGTAAGGTGAACCATTTACACTTTCAGATATATTTGTAACTGTAGTAGCATTAAATGCTTCCTCAAATATATTAATATTTCCTAACTTTCCATTAAAATAACGGAAATCAGAAATATTAGTTGATTCTGTTTCACTAAGTATTCCTTTTGAACCTATATAAATATTAGCATTATTTTGTGTTTGCTTAATTGTAGCGTCTGCTGAGGATGTTATTAAATTACCATTAAAATAAATTTCCATATTAGATCCTGACTTTTGACATAAAACATGAGCATTATTATTTAATGCAAAATCGTCAGATCCTGTTATTAGTATGTTTAAAGAAGATACTATATCTCCGTCTGATCTATCAAAGTATAATGATTGACTAACCATATAAATTTCGAAAGGAAATTGTGGCTGAGCCATAACATCTTTAAACTGGGATGATCCTTTTACTTTAGTGTCTAATAATTGTGCTTGTCCTTCAATTACAGATGGAATTATTGTTTTTGTGGTACTTTTAGAAATTATGTGACGTTGTTTATTGTCTAATGTTTCTTCAATACTAAATTTTCTAACTGGCCATATTATGTAACTATTAATAGAGAAATCATTAATATTAATATTAGAAGGAACATGTTGTCTTTCTCCTGGTGTAGATGTCCAATTAGGAGATTGGAGGGATATAAAAGGACTCACTCCTAATATAGAATCTGTGTCAGTTGTATGATTATTACTTAAGGGTACTTTCCAACTAGTAGGTTGAGTTGTTGTTTGTAATATTGAATTATCTCCTAAAAGAAGAGGGTAAATTCCTAAAAGATCTTCTTTTTCTTCTATGTCTGATACAGTACCAGCATTAATTGTAGGAAATGAGCCTCTTTCTGTGTAAAGGGATTCTATTATTTCTTCCCACTCATCATAATTAGGTATCCACCACCCGCCAAAACCATTATAATTAAAGTCTAATGCTGCTTGTACTATAGGAAATAAGGGGGTATTTGTAGTTATATAACCTTCTGCCGTTTTCCAAGCTAATGTGTTTGTTTCTCCTCCTCCTATATCACGAAATTCAAGTGAAGATGTAGTTGTTCCCATTACGTAATTTGGGCTTCCTGCTGAACCACCATCAGAAATAGTAGGTATAAGATTTGTGTAATTTGTGTTGTCAGTTCCTGGTATAGAAGCTGCTGGTATATTATTATGTGTAGACCAATTATTTTCTGATTGTGGCGTACTTGGTCTTATTATAGGTTCGTCTGCTACAACATACGCATAACCACCACTCACATGAAAAACATATCCTCCTTCTACATAATCTCCTACTTCAGGTGTTGAAATGGTTTGTGGAACAACATTAAAAGATATAGCGAAATCTTCATCTTGGTTAAGATCAAATTTTTCATTGTCAGGAGATATTATATTAGAACCTAAATTTGCATTGAAATGTATGTTTGTAAAATAACTGTCAGTAAGACTTATTGAAGAAGTAGTAAAAGTAACATTATTATATTTTATAGGGTTAAAAAAGTAACTATCATCATATTCTCCCTGATCTGGAGAACTATAAGTGTCAATAAGATTAACTCTGGGTTCACCATCTCTCCAAAAAACACCATTTGTATTACCATCATTTTCAAAAGGAATAGCATATCCCTCAAATGTATTTAAATCATAATTTCTAAATCCTTTAATAGGATCTATTTTTAAAATATTTGAACGAACATCTGTAGGGTAATTATCTACATTTGTTCCACTAATTATAAGATTACCATTTAAATCATCTACTACTTCATACCCTAAAAAATTAAGATAAAAAGAACCTGGTTTTACTTCAAAACCATATAAACCCGCAGGTATAGATAATATATTAGCTCTTTCATATAATTCTCTTTTTTGGTTTAAATAATGTGTGTTACCAAATTTATTATTTATATTTTTTTTATAATTTTTATAAAATAAATGGTCTAATTGAAAGTATTTTACAGCATTAATATTGTCTACAGGTAAACCATAACTTACAGTACTACCACTACTATAAATGTCAATTGATTCTGAAGTCCAACTTGAAGTTAAAAATGTTATTTGATTAGTAGCTGCTTGATCTTGGTTAAAATCATATTGCTTATGAGCATTGAAGGGGACTATCGCAAAGTCCTGAGCAGTAAACTTTTTATAAATTGACATTCAAATAACATTTTTAATAATCTAATTTTACTCTAATAAGTGCTTCTTTTGTAAAGTCTTTGTTAACTGGTTGGCTTAATTTTGCTACTGCTACCATATCTCCTTCTTCATTATATAATCCAACTGTTGTAATATATACTTGAGGATTATCTATCATAGAAGTAAAGTTAAGATTTCCATTTTCATCTTGAAAAGAAGGATTAGTAGTATAATTGTATTCGTTATTTTTGGCTCTTGTAAAATAATATTGAGAAGTTACTTTTTCTTCACTGTCTAATATAAAATGTCCAACAGTATTTGATACTGCTTTTTTAATGTGGTTAAATAATTTTTGGTGGTTTCTATCTGAGTTTGTAGAAAGACCACTATTTCTAGCTGGAGCTAAACCACCACCAAGATTATCAGGGTTTAAAATTATAATTCCAGAATCAGGATAAAAGAAACCATATGAAGAGCTATTTGCTACTTGGTTTATGTTTGAACCTGAGATTATACCATTAGAACCAGATACTAAATTAAATTGTCTTCCTAAATTTGTAATTACTGCTGAACCAGTAGAAGAAACACTATCATCTGTTAGTTTTAGGGGATAAGTTCCTCCTATATCAGAAGCAGAAAGATGTAGATTAAGAGTTCCTGCTTTCAAAGAATGCTTAAATCTACTTCTATTTACATTAATAACATAAATATCATCGGGAGTGTGAGTACTAAATGTAAAATTTTGCGTTTCATCACCGAATACTAATTGTCTATATTGATTATATACTGCTCTAGAAGCACCTATACCAAATGATCCTGTGTCATTTGTAAAATCAGGAGATCCTGATCCTACTCTATTACCATAAGCTACAGCATACTGAATTTCTGCTGTTGCTGATGATGATATTTCTTGAAATATGTCTAAATAAAAGTTTCCTGAACTTGTAGGTGAACTAAAAACAGCTTGTGTTGAAGATGTAAAGGCTGTGGTAAGATTATTTGTATTATTAGTCCATGTAGATGTTATTATCTTATCCGTACTAATAACTACATCTCCTTCTGTGTATTGTGTAAGTGCCATTTTTTATTTTTTATTTATTATGCTAATGAAATTCCTGATTCTCCATTAAAAGATGCAGATTTTACTACTACTTTAGAAATTTCAACTGGAATTGTTGTTCTTGCTCCTGAATCCCTACCTTCAATTATTAATGTTGTTATTAGTTTGTTATTTTTTCCAAATAATGTTAAACTATTAATAGCTGTTAAACTAATTGCTTGACCCATTACTGTTTCACTAACTGCAGTTCCTGAATAACGTTTTAAATCTCTTCTTCTTGCAGGGCTAGTACCACCTCTTCCTGAGAAGCTAGTTAATAATCTTCTGTCAGCAATAGTAGCCATATATCCACTAGGTTCCGCTAAATTATTTAATCCATTAAAGTTTAAAGTAGTTGGATTAATAACTGTTGATGCTCCTAAAGAAAGTGTTATCTTAGGAACATTAGCTGTAACTATAGCTAGTTTTGAAGTACCACGAGGCATTGTTATTAATTTATGTCTCATAATATTACTTTCATCTGGGATAGCTTCAATTAAGGGCATGTTTTCAATTGCTTCTCCTGAGTATTGAGAACCATTAGGGTGGTTTTCATTAAATAAAGTATAATCTATTTCGTCGTCACCTAATGCAAATTGTGTAATTCTAAAAGAACCATCATTTCTAGCTAATAATTCACGACCTCTTTTTGTTAAAATTGCATCTACTGTGATGCTTGAATTGTCTAAATATCCCATTGTTGTTTATTGTTTGTTATAAATATAATTATCTTCCTCTTTCTGGACGTTTTGGTACTCTTTTTACTGTTTTTTCTGTTATGCCTGCTTTCTTTAAATAATAGTCTACATTTCTTTTAATGTCTGGTGAAATTTGTTCAGGTATAAGTAATAATCCTTCGTGTCCTATTCCATCAAACAATTCTGCATTTTTATCTATGTCTGTTATTAAAGTATGATCTTTATCTAAAAATGATAAATCATAATCAAATTGGGGAACAGCATAAATCCCATTAGTTACATGTTGTTGGTATGAATTATAATTACTATTATTAGATCATGTAATGTCAGAAGAATATGGATTTTCATCACTGTCTAATCTTTGAAGATTAATGAAATCTTCTCCATTATAATAGGAACCTGAATAATCGTTTTCTTTACTCCAATCATTAATGTCAGTTACATCAACTCCTGGATTAGCATTAAGTTCATGTCTAAATCTTGGTCTAGATCCTAATAATCCTCCTTGAAGAAAAATAGATCCATCACACTTTATAAAATCTACTACAGGTGTATGAGTGTCAACAATACCATCTGGTGATGCATCAGGTGTTGTAGACAGAATTCCCCCTTCTTCTATGTAAGCAATTTTAATATTATCAGTGTGTCCATTTATTGTGGGGTAAAATCTACCATCGTCTTTTTTTCCTCTTAATTTTAATTCGTTACGTTTTGGTAAAAATTCCATACCATTATCATAAGTAGTTACTTCAGTTTCAGCAGAAACTTCAAAAAGACCTATACTTCTTTCATCATTAAACCCAGGAGCAAGATCTTTACTACCTTGTAATAACGTTAAATATAATTCGGTTGTTGTTTCATTTTCTTTTAAAAAATTTAAAGTGTCTATCATTATAAATTTAGTAGCTTTATAAAAAGCAGAATTTAAAAATTTAGTAGCAAGATGGCCACTTCCTAATCTAGGTTTATCTTTTATAAATCCTAAACTTGATGAATAGTATTGTTTTGTAAATTTATTTTCAAAAATTGAAGAAGATTCAAATCTTGGATTCATTTTTTCATCAATTTGTTGTGGAAAAACACCAGTTGAATTTGCAAAATTAAAAAATAAAGAACCAGAACGATGTTGATCTGCGGGAAATTGGTTAAGAGTATTTATTACATATGAGACGTCGTAATCAGGAAAAATAAAATCATTAAAACCATATGTTCCAGGGTCATTTGTTGAATCTCCAACTACAAAAATACCTAGTTCAGAAAAATTAGGCATATCTCTATTGTCTCCATAAAGATAAATAGAATTAAAATATGAGAAGTCAACATTATTTGATCCCAAAAAATCACTTCCGTCGGGTTTTGTCTTAGTTTGTTTATAATTAAAGGCTCTTAATAAATATCCTTTATTAAATTTTACAAAATAATCATTTTTTAAATTATGTTGTATAGCCTTATCTATAATTCTTGCTTTAAATTTTCCTCCTGTAGGAAAATCTGTGGTTATATATCTATGAAAGGGTTCAAAATCTTCTGAATTTCTGTCTATTACATCTACAGATCTATTTTGTTCGTCAATTACTAATATTTGTTTAATTCCTAAGTATGAATGGTCTTTAATTTGTGAAAATTGTGGGTCTTCTTCTCCTCCTATAACTGTATCTACTATATATAAGGCTGTTGTTTTATTTTCTACAACTGGGTTTTTACCATATGAGATGTCTCCTTTTCTAAATTTATTAATTGCAGTTCCTGTTAATTTAGAACCATCATATCTTGGGTTTCTCCACCCCTTTAAATCTAATAAAGCATCGTCAAATTCTATATCATGGTGTTTTAAATAATCTAACCCATTAACTTTTTCAAAAAATTCAATGTTAGATATACCAAAATTACCTGAAAATTGAGTATTTTCAAATGCAAGAGTCATATATCGTCTACCTCTAGTCATTACTATAGCAGTACCCGCAGTATTATCTGTGTTTGTAGGATTATTTATTATAAATTCACGAAGAGGGAAAGTTTCATCATCTCCTATAATTGATGTTGTTTTATCTGGGTTGGGATCAGTAGTAGAGCTTGATTCATATACTCTAGCTTTATAAACACCAACATCTGCATCGGTATGGATTACATCGCTATTATCAAATTTATTAATAGGTACAATGGAATCTCCTTGAAAACCCATAGTTAAATTGAAAACGTTTGTTGCTGTTAAATCATTATGGTATATAACCGTCATACCTCCCCCCGCTGCGAAATTAGGGTTAGGACTAATATGTGGAAATGTTATTACTATTTTTCCAGGTAATACTTCTCTTCCAAAATCAAAGGTTAAAAGAGTTACTGTATTGTTAGCAGGACCTTTACTTCTAAAAGCTGTTGCTTTATTTCCATCAAACATATTACTTACTAAGTTTGGTACTGGAAAAAATACATTTTGAGAGGTAGGTTCAATGGGCCAGTTATTTCCTAAACTATTAAGAATTAAATTTCCATTTCCCCCCACTAAACCAGCTTCAGGTTCATTTGGAATTAAAGCAGTACCATCAGGACCTAAAGAAGAAGTAGATGAAAACTGACCATTTCCCATTACGTGATCCACCACCATTCCTTGGTGTAGTTGTATTTTTTTTAAATGTGATGTAGACATAACTTAATATTTATTGTGAGTTTTTCATATTACATAGTTAGAAACTATCAACTGGGTTATAATTTTCGCCAAAACTTTCTCCTGGTAATTCATAATCACGATGATACCTACGAGACCTTTTTGCAACATTAACATTTCCTAAAAGAATATCTGAATCTCTAAAGTTAGCGTCTGTAGATACTGTTTTTTGGCCTAATAATTCTTCTCTTATAGATATATCACTAATTGTTCCCCCAACCCCGTCTCCAGCAAATATTCTTATATCATCCCCATCAGATGTGAATGTAAATTCTATAGTACCATTATTTGTTAATCTAGATATCCCAATAGTTCCGGGGGGTCCTCCTTGAGAAGAAAAACCAAGTGAACTTGAAACTGAATCAGAATCTGAATATCCTGATATTTTAGCAAATGCTTTGTATACTTTTGAGGAAGACAAATTTACTGCTATTGGGTCAACATAATCTGTTCCTGAGGAATTTGGAAATAATACTTCATTTGAAGAAATTATAGTTGCTCCTCCTTGTATAGTTGTTGCAAGTGATGTGTTTGCTATGTTTGTTCCATAAGTTACCTGATTAAAACTGTTGAAAGGTCTTATGGGACCTTGTGCTGCTAATTGTGTTTCATCTAATATGAAACTATTTATATTAATAGTAACATTAGTTCCTTGTTCTTGTCTTTGTCCATCACTACCTGTAGCATTAGTAAGATTGTTTGTTGTTATAACGCTTGAACCCGTTAATGAAAGAGATCTTTCTGGATCTATTTTAAAGTCAAATGTTTGGTAAGATCCTTGAGTCATAGTTGTACCATAATCTACTATTGGTAATTCTCTTGGAAATTTACTTCTTTCTAAATAACTAGGTTCAATTAATAAACCTGTTTTTAAATTAGCTTTCATTGGTACCCATTGTTCTATTATTTTAAACAATGTGTGATCTATATATTGAATTAATTTTATATAATCAAAAGAATTATATCTGTTGCTTTTATATCTTTTAAAATATAAATCTCTAATTTCTTTTAAGTCTTCATAATTTGAAGCTGTTTGTGCTGAAGGTAGAGGTGAACCTATATAATCATCTAATCTGAATGCTCCTAATTGATAAACTATATCTTCATTTATTTCTGTTGTTGGAGAAAAGAATACACCTAAATCTTCAAAATCTTGTGGTTGTCTGTCTAATGTGGAAGTTTCTGATTTTATTGTAGTTGATAAAAGATCATCATCGATAGTTCCTTCATCTATTCTGACTTTTTCACTTGTCATTGAAATACCAACAGTATCAGGAGTTGGATGATAATGGTTTTCTACTACTTCTTCCCACTTTTGAGTAGACATATTACTTTTTAAACCATTTGATACTTTTTTTAGAGAAATATTATCTACATAATACGTCCTATCAAGCCCCCCATCTGTGGAGTGGGCATTTCCATGGAGAATTCTTAATGTTGGGTTAGAATCATCTGTATATTCAAAAGTTGCTTTTGAAGTAACCCATTCATTTTCTACTAAATTATCATAAAGAATAAAACTTGGGAATGCAGAGGAAGTCGATTGAAATCCTATCATTTGAACTTGATTTCTTGCAGAAGTATAACCTGGTGTATTATCAACAAACACATCCCAAGATACTTCATATAATTGTCCAAGTTCAAGGGAAGAAGAATCTATTGCTTGTTTAATACCATCATTATTTGAAGTTGTAGTATATTTAAAAGAATAAAGACCCCCGTTTGCATAAGTAGATGATTGCCCTACATTGATAGCAGCACTATGAGCTGCCCAACTACCACTACCTTCCATATCACCATTTACAACTAATTCAGGATTGCTGTTTATGTTAAAAAAGTTTGCATCTATGTTAGGATGAAAACTTGAACTGTCTTGTTGGTCATTGCTTCCTAAAGGTAATCTTAAAACTAAATTTTCAAATGATGATGAAATTGTATTACCTGCATACATGAAAGGTTCAAGTGCATGTTTAGTTAAAGTATCATCTGATAATACTTCTCCTATATGATATCTTACTTCTTGTATTGAACCTGAATATTGGTAAGCTTCAAAAGTATTGTAATCTGATCCAGCACTATTAGGTTCTAATCCTCCTATATAAACAAACTGAAAACCATTGTCTCCTGGTTTATTAGCCCATGTTCCCTCCCAAAAATTAGAAGCTGAAATATTAGCTGAAGCTTCGTATTTTAATATATTTTTATTAAAATTAGCTTGTCTAGCTCCTATAGATAAAGAAGCTGTTTCTATTGTTCCTAAATATTTTGCTGATAAATTAATATTCCAAAAATCACCATTATATATGGGAAAATAATCTGTTGAGCATCTTGTTGTAGTATCTACTATTAATTTTAATCTACCATATTGTGTTGCATCGCCTGATGAGGATATGTCGTTAGCTGTAGAACTATATGGTTCTAGTGTTACTATATGATCTTTACCTGAATCATAAACACCACTTAAAGTAGAACCAGATAATGTCAATAATATTTGTGTGTTATTCGTTCTGTGGGGTTTTGCTCTAAATTGTATAGTAGATCCTATTAAATTTTCTTCTAAAGAAAGAACAGTTTCTACAGTAGGGCTACTGAGCCCATTAAAGTTTTTATTAGGATCTGAAAATCTAGTTTTTACAAAATAACCATTTGCTCCTGAGTCTCCTTGTAATGCTAATCCTGATTTTTCATAGGTAAATGTTTGGTATGTTGTTTTATCTGATGTGGATCCTCCATATTCTTTCACGTTTAATAATGTAGAAGGAATTCCATAACAACTCATTAAAGCACGTAATCCTCTTTCTGTTCCTTTTGTTTTTAAAAGGTGAGGAGCATTATGATATAAACGTTTCCATATTTCTTTTGATATATCTTTTTTAGCCACAGAACCTGCATTTGAAGCTGTTACTAAGGTTTGGTTTGTAGGTACATCATAATATGCACTACCTGAAGTACCTGTTCCTAAAATATATTCTATTAAGTTTGAATTTTCAAATTGATCAAAAGCTTCTATTCCTAAACTTTTTAGAGTAAAAACAACTAAATCTTTTGAAATACCTTTTGTATGATGAGTATCATTTATTTCAGTAAGGTGTTTTATATGCACCCATACTTGATCAAAATGTTGACCCACCATGTTAATGAATAACTTATATTGTTCATTGTCCTCATTATCTAAAACGTGATTAGGTATAAGTCTTTCTAAATTATTTTGATTACCTCTATCATATAAAGAAGCAGATAATAACTGACCACCATAAGTAGAATTAGATGATTCTTCACTTCCTAACCATGTTCTTACTTCTGATGATGAAATAGGATATAAATTAAAAGGAGCAGTAGTATTAATTTTAGGGTATGCAAAAGCTCCTGAAGTATAATATAAAAATCTTTCATATCCATCAAGACCTTTTAATAAATTATCTCTTTTATTATTAATTGAATTTTTATCGTTTAATACAAAAGAAGATGCTGATGTGTCTCCTGTTATTGATCCTATATCATTTAATTGAGAATCATATAACTCGACTAATTTTATTTTATATTCAAAGTTTTTTAAACGTTCTGTTGCGCTACTAAAATTAACAAAATTTTCAAAATGATAAGGTCTATCTTCTGGTTCTAAACTTTCTGAAATAGGTCTTATATAATCATAAGGTATTTCAGGTATTTCTCTATTTTCTAATCTATTTAAAAGTTGATTATATGATGAAGATAATATAGAATCATTATTTAGTATAGAGTCATATGTTTTAAAAGAAGAAGGAATAGAACTATTTAATCTAGTATCAATTTTAAAATTAGGACCTCTTAAGGTTATAGAATTATCTTCTGTTTGTAATATTCCTAAATCTATTGTTAATACTGTAGGGTCTATTACTTCTTCTACTATATTTAATTCATCATTGGTTTTAAAGTCAGGAGAAAGAGGATTTAAGAGTTTGATTAAAATTTCAGGATCTGCATTTCTTTCATCTAAAGCAATATTAATTGCTGTTGCTATATTTCCTTTATTAAAATTAAGTCCAAAGTCTTTAAAAAATATATTTGTTTCTACTTCATTAATAAAACCTCTTACAGAAGATATAGTTTGAGGATTATTATGTAAGGAATTTACTTTTAATTTTAGTTCTGTTCTTGACGGCGATATTTCATTTATAAAAAATAATAGACTTGAAGTATTTAATATTTTTCTTCGGAGTAAATTTAATTTAATTTTGTATTTTCCGGATATGTACCCATATTTACCTAATTCGGCAACGGGATCCATATTAATTTCATTAAATAAACCTTCCGTATCTATTCCTTCAGGAGGAAAAGTATATGATGTAAAATCTAAATTAGATTGTAGTGTTTGATCATTTAAAGATAATATATGTAATTCTGCAAAGTCTTCATCTCTTCCAAATTTTCTTGTTAATTCTCTAGAAGCAACTTGAGTAGGCTTAAATTTAAAATCTTCTATTTTTTCAATTTTTTCTGCCATTATTTTAAGTCATTTAAATCAGATGCCGTTGTTAAATCTGGATATCCTCGAGAAGGTACATCTGCTGCTGAAGGTAAAATAATTTGATATTCATCTCTGTCTCTGCCTGGTTGATATTTTTGTGTTAATATATCTTTTGTTTCTGTTCTTATTCTACGAGCTTCTCCTTTATACATAAAGAATGACTGTCCATTTTCTACTTTTAAGAAAGTACCATTACTATAAACTGGGTGTTCTTTTTCTTGAGATATTTCTGCATTTGATAATTCTAATATTTCATCTTCAAGAACTTCTATTCTATCTAATAATGCTTCTATTTGATCATCTTTAGGATCATAAAAATCATTTATATAGTCTCTACTTTGATTAAATAAAGTTGAATGTGATAATCTTCCTGTTTTAGGAATATCATAAAAAAGACTATCATATGTTTGAAAGAGATTTTTTATTTTAACATCAGAACTTCTATTATCTGTTTGTATTAATTCACTAAATGATAAGTCTAAAACACTATTTACATCAGATCTACTATATAATTTTTTGGATATTTTTATATTTTCTTCTGCCATTATCTAACTACTTTAAAATGATAATTATCATCATATACTATTGTTCCTTCGTCGTTTTTATGTTTAAATAATACTCTATAATACCTTTCAGGTTGTAAACCATTCATAAATATTTTAAAATACATACCCTCACTATCAGCACTTAATCTTGTGTATCTATCGCTAAAAGGTATAATTTCTTCTTCTGTATGTGCATCTCTTACACTGTAAAAAGATGATGTTGTAAAATATCCTGGATTTAAATAATTTGAAGATGAAGTAAACTGTCTTACTGGGTATTTATCTCTTACATGGATTCTAAAAAATGCCTCATCATTTTGGTTATATTCTTCTTGATTTCTGTAAAGTGAAACACTTAATTCTCCGTTTTGTTTAGCTAATGATTGTGAATTATGAATACTATCATCCCATTTAAAACATAATTTAGGAGGAAATATAGTATGTGTGTCAGATGAAAAATATTTCATTTCACCAAAACTACTAGATGTATCTTGCTCTACTGAGTCTGGTTGTTTTATTAAAAAACCATGATTATCTATACCTGTTGGGTAAGTACTATTAGCAAATAAACTTGCACTGTATTTCGTAACAATAGTAGTAACATTTATATCTGTGTCTAGATTATCTCCACTTAAAAATTGTTGAGATCCTTGAAAATTGCTACCAGTATACCAAACACCACCACCTTTTGTAAGACCTAAAGCATCTATTGATCCTGTAGTTCCTGCTGCAAAACTTGATGTTGTCCATTGGGTTTTTGTTGTGTCATTGTCTCTATAAATCCAAGTTGCTCCATTTGAGCTTGTAGGTAAATTTGAAAATCTACCTGTTCCTTCATCCCATGATTGGGAAACAGCAAATACCTCTAAATTAAGAGTACTTACTAAATTTTTATGTTCTGTTGAAAGTAACTGTAATGTTACCGAAGGTGCTGCCCCATTAGCACTTGGATTATTAAAAGCAGAAGATCCTATTTTATCCGAAATTGTTGATTTAATTTCTTCATTTTTAAATTTAATTAAAATTCTTGAAGGATAATATCTTTGGTCTGAGCTTCCTTTTTCTTTTACAATTTCAAGAATTTCATCATTCCCAGTGTTCATTGTAGTTCTATCTGGGTGATTATATATTGTAGTATCAAGTTCGGGAAATATAAAGTAATATGCCATTTTTATTTTTTTTAGTAGCCACCTCCTCCACCACCTGAACTTGCTGCGCTACCGCCACCGTTGCCGCCAGTTGATCCTCCTGAAGTGTTGCCTGTTGTTATACCTGATGCATTGTAACCATAAGTTGTTACTCTACCTTTAATATCTGAGTTAGGAAATTTTAATTCAAATATACTTGGGTCTAATGAAGGGTAAATTACTCCTCCTTTAGTTGCTTGACCAAAATCATACTTGTATTGTGAGTATCCTACGTCAATTCCATTAATATTACTAAAAGAAATACTTTCTACAGATTGTACTCCTAAAACACTTCCTAGTAAATTATAAACTTCGGAAATTATAATGGGTTGGTTTACCTGCCACCTATCTACATTAAAAAATTCTTTTAATTCTGTTATGCAATTAAGTATTACTTCTTCATTATTATAACTTTTAAAAGTTACTATTTCAAAGTCTACTCCAAAATTAATAATAAATGCATCTTTTATATTAACTGCATCTGTTAACATTCTATATTGTTCTAAATAAGTTGATAAGTTAGTTTTTGTAGCTGTATTTAATGTTGTTAATTTTTTATTTTTATCATATCCTAAAGTATATAAATTTAAAGCTAAAGGATTAGGAATTCTATTTGGTTCATTTGTTAATGGAGATATTTGATCATCTTGTGTTATATAAGCTTTAGCTACTCTTCCTAAACGAGCAGGCATAGATAAAGTTCTAACTAAATAATCTTCTTTTGTAACTGTTCGTTTTTGGGCTGAAAAAGCTGCCATTGCATTCATTCTTATTTCTTCTATTGAATCCCCTGTTCCTCCCCCTACTGCTTTTTCAGGATTAGTAACTGCTACTGAACTTTTTATAAAAGTTAATAAACTTTGATTTATATTAGGTTTATTACTTGTATTTAACTGTTCAATTTTAGTTATAGTATTTGAACTAACATTTGATTCTAATCCTCCTCCCACTAAATAAGTTACAGTTAAGGTTGTATTTGAAGGAACTTGTCCATATGCTTTTGTATATAAAAAATTAGACGGATCATATGCTACATCTAATTTAGATCTTCCATCTTTAATTCCTAGTCCAATATTATCTGGATTTGGTATAATATCTTCGTCTGCTTTATCTGAAATACCTGATCCAAATTGTAATTCTAATGTATTGTCTGTTTTAAAACGAGATACAAATCTTCTTGGTACTTTTTTTAATTTTAAAAGATATGGAGTTTGTTGATTAAATCCTTTTAATTCAGGATCATTAGCACCAGTATTAGGTACTTCTTCAAATATTGTGTCTTGAGCTAAATAAGGTACTTCACTATATGTTTTTCCATCTGTATCTATTACTGATTCTATAGAAATAACATCAGTATCAAATAAAGTTAAAGTTTTAAATTGTTCAGCTGCCCCCACATTAAATGTTTGTGTTTTTGTTTTAGCAGAAACCCCTAATGATGTCTTTTTTAATAAAAAATATTCTGGATTATTTAATGCATCATATTGATAAACACTAACTGTGGTAGGATCAAAACTAGATGAAAAACCAAAATCTACTTGATTTTCTAAATAAAAATCTATCCCGTCTGTTGATTGGAATAGAGAATTTTCGTTTACAATTAATGTATAATCAAAATCAGGTTTATATACTCCATCTACTAACTTAGAAGGTAATAATTGAAATATATCTAAATTAGTAGAAGCAGCTGTGGTTACTTTAGGTTTATATCCTAAAGCATAAGCTAAATTATATAAATTTTCTTTTTCTTGAGCTAATAACAAAAATGATTCTTGTAATTGAGTGTCTGTGTAAAAAGATAAAACATCTCCTACATATGATGCCATTTCTAAAAACATCATACCCGGAGATCCTTCACTAAAATCATTAAAAGTATTAGGATAATAGGTTTGAGTAAAATCTATTAATTGAGATTTAAAAGAATTAAAATCTTTATTTAAATATTTAACGTCTTTATCTTGTGTTTTATTTGATGTTTTTGAATATGATGCCATTATCTTTGTGCGTTAAAGTTTAATTGTATAGCATCTACCTCACTTGAAGGGTTATATCTATACACTATTTTTATATATAATATATGCTCATCTGGTGAAAATGTTGTATTAGCTGATATTAATGTTATTTCAGGTATATATATTTTTACCTGATTATCTATTCTTGATTCTAAACTATTTGTATCTATTTCTGTTTCAAATAATAAATTTTTTAAACCAACTCCAAAAGCAGGTAAATTTACTCTTTCACCAGGTTCTGTTAATAATACATTTATTAAGTTACTTTTTACTTGTTCTTTTTGAGTAAGTGTTTGATTAAAAACTCCATCAGCATTAAAAGGAAAAGCTACACCTATGGCTACATTTTTATTTAAATCTAGCGGATTAATTCTTATGTAGTTATCTATAGTAGGCATTTATTATAATCCTTTTTTCTTGTTGATTGCTTTCATTAAACCACTATAATCTCTTGTAACAGCATTTGCTACTGATTTAGGCATACCTGTTGTATCCATTGGTAAAGGGGCTGATGTTGAAAAGGGTTGAGATAAACTTACAGGAGCATTACCTGAGTTTAAATTTGTATCTCCTGCTGCTGTTTCATTTAGTAAGTCATTTAATGTACCATCAGACACAAAATTTTGTTTTTTACGTTGTTTTATAGGTTCATTACCCATAATTTTTTCTCTTAATGAAGTCTTTGTTGCTTCAGGAATTTCAACCATTTTTTCTTTATGTTCTGTAATTGTTGGTTTTAATTCATCACGTAAATCTTCTTTAAGTGTTTTTATTTCTCTACGTAACGCATAATCGATTTCTTCTCTAACTACTTTTCTAATTAGGTTTTCAAAGGTTTTTGCTTTCATTGTTGTTAATTGTTGTTTATTATAAATATAAATTTTTTAAACTTTATAGCGTCTATATCCTAACATTTGGAAGTTAGCATTATACACTTTTTCTATAATTTCATCATTACCTTGATTTCTTAAAAAATTTAATTGATTTTCGTAATAATCTGCTAAATCGTCTGAAAAATCAAAAGGATCAGCTCCATCATCTATGGCTTGTTGTGTAAATCCTATACTATTTAAAAAATCACTAGCTGTTTGTCCTCCAGAATTAAATTGCCATATATCCCCGTTTTCTGCTGTAAAAGGACTTTCAGGATTAGGAGGAGTTCCTGTAGGGGAAGTAGAAGTACCATCCCCTGAAGTTAATACCCAGCTTGGATTTCCAACTCCTGTTCCCGCACCTACAACATCACCTGAAAGATTACCTGGAAGTCCATTGTCATTAGTTTGTATATTACCATCACTATCTGTTGCATTATCATTTTCATTAAAAGCAGCACAACTTGATAATTGTCCTAAAAATAATGTTTCTAACAATCCAATAATAAAATTTATGATATTTTTTACGGTGACTAATGCTGCTATTGCAGCTGCAACATATCCTATATATTTTAGTGCTTTAGATGTATATCTTTCAAGTAATTTTGGGATTGTTTTTACTGTAGCTTTTATAGTTGTTATAAGACCTTTTGCAGCATCTAATTTATCTTTTAAAAATATTGCTGTTCCTGGAGCTATTAAAACTCCTCCAGGTGTACCAAATGCTTTTATTGATCCTAATCCTAATAATATTGTTTTTCCTACTGATATAACAGCACTTAATGTCCCTACTAATGCTGCTATTTTAGCACAAATGCCTAATATTTTTTGAATTGCTGCTATTATTTTATCACATATTTTTTTTATTTTTTTTAAAGCTTTTGTAGCTCCTTCAACTATTTTTTTTAAAGTATTTAATATTTTTTTTATTTTATTATAATTCTTTTCGGATTTTTTTAATCCATTTGCATTACACACAGCTGCGTTTGCTTCTGGTTTAAATTTATCTTTAATTTCTTGTGTTGAAGGTAATTTTGATCTTACCTTACCTACTTGTTTTGTTCCTTGTTCTTTAATCTTTTGTTTAACTCGATAAAGTGCTTTATCTTGTTGAGATAATAAACTTCTTATTGGACCTGCTACTGACATATTATACTAATTTAATTCGTTTACTTTTAATTTCTTCTATTTCTGATCTTAAGTCTGAAATTGCTGTTCTTACTGTTCCAAAAGCTCCTTCATTTCCCCCAAAAGGGGCACAGGGACCTGTTAATGGAGCTACTAATGTATACTGTCCTACTAATATATTAATTAAATCATCCATCATATCTAATAAATTATTAAGATATTCGTCTGTTTTATCTCCTAGTAATGCTGGTTCTGTGGGGTATACCTTTTTTTGAGGATCATCCTCATCTACTAATAAACCTAAATACATATTAGGTGCATTTACTACAAATTTATTTCCATCTAAATCACCTGTGTCAAAATGGAAACTACCGTTTGTACTAAAACCTATAATTTTATCTGAAAATAATAAAATACTATCTGTTTTAGCATTAAACAATAATCTGTCTGAATTTATTATTACTTGTTTCCCTTGGTATATATCTGGTTGATCTGGTATAAACATATTATGCTAAATTATTAAATGGGTATTCTCCTCTTGCTACTTGTTGTCCTACTTTTTGATAATTAGGTAATTCATTCATATCTAATTGCCATTGAGGGTTAACTAAGCCTCTATTTTTTTCTAATCCTAATTCTGTCATAAATTTAGGTACAAAAAACCAAGGACAAGCTTTTTCCGCAACTTGGTTATGACCAAATACTTCTATATCTGGGTATCTTTTACAATAAAATTTAACCATATCTACTAAAGTTATTGCTTGTCCTTTAGTCATCATATTTTTTCCTTGTTTAAAATCAAGTCCCCCAATCCATGAAAAATGTACTGAATTAGAATTTTGACCCTTAACTCCATTAGTAATTTGACTATCTTTATATATTTGAGTTACTTTACCACTTGCCTCTATTAAAAAATGATATCCTCCTGTTCCCCAATTTTTACTGTGAAAGAAATAATTCATAACATCTACTGTAGTATTTTTAATATTACCTGCAGTTGTATGAATAAATAATTTTGTTATTCTAGTACTTGTAGGTCCTAAATTATTACTAAGCTGGCTCCATGATTTGGGGGCTACTATTATTATTTCTTTACCATGTTTATTAGTAAGTGTGTAAGGATATCCTTTAGATTTTTTACCTTCTTTTATTTCTTTCTTTTCTTGTTTATGTTTTTCTGCTCCTTCATTGTTAGGAGTAGAACTAGGATCCGGTAAATTACTAGGATCTCCTTCTACTACTGGATCTTCTTCTGAACCTCCTATTTCTGTATTTTCATGGGCTATTTGGTATTCTACAAAATCTTCTTCTGATACTTGTCCTGATTCTGTCATTTCATCAAAGAAAGAAAGTGAATCTGTTTCTCCTGCTGGTTCTTCTGTTGGTTCTTCTTCTACAGGAGAAGGAGGTGATGGAGTAGTTTCGTTATCTTGTTGTGTTATTTCTTCTTCAATTTCTTGTTCTGTGGGTTTTTCTGGTGGTTCAGGTTCTTTAACTTCTACTATTGGGGGGTCTGTTAGTTGTGTTATAGGATCTACAGGAAGTATTATTTCAGATAAATAAGATTGGAAGTTTGTTGAAGCTACTATTAATGAAGATATTTTTTGGTTAGAAGTCATATAAATAGAAGAATCATCTCTATTAATATCTTCAATTGTAGGTACCCATCCCTTATCGTCTAATTCTTTTGATTGACCATTTCTAATAATAGTAATGGGTGTGCCTATTTCTTCGTCTCCTTGAGACCAATCATTTTTATTGTTTTCAGGTATAACATCATCTTTAACGCTTGCCCCAAATCTTATAGAATTACCATATCTACCCTCTATAATATAATCACCCTCATAAGGTAATAGTGGTTTTACATTTAATTGTTCTTTAAAATAATTTCCTAAATCTATTTCAGAACTTCCATCAGTAACTTGTCTAGTCATACCGTTTTCTGATGCTTGATAATCTTGAACCGTAGATTGGCCTGATTCACCTTCTAAAGAAGCTTTAGTAGGTAATGCATTATGGTGTTGATGAGACCATATATTAATACCTCCTGTGGGTAGATAATATGTGTCGTGATCTTTATTTAAACCATATATATCTTTATTGGCCCCTTTTAATATAATTACTATTTCATTTTTTAAAGGATATTGTTTTATATTAGGATATAATGGTCTAGCTGCATTGTTTTTATCTGGTTTAGTAACACTAGTAGTTTCAGTAACTCCTGTATAAAATATAGTTCCTAATGAATCCCATCCTCCTAATTCTTTCCATCTTGGGTGGCTTTCGTCTAAAATAATATCTATTACCCTTACGGAAGTTAAAGCAACTCCTGTAGGTCCACCTCCACCACCTCCTGTTCTTCCTGAGCTTATATTATATCCCATTTTATTCTTTTGGTTTATCTAGTTGTTTAGGTTCAGATTCAACTGTTTTTGCTATTTCTTCAGTTAGTTCTTGAAGTTGAGCCATCTCATCTTCTGTAAGAAGACCACCATCACCTCCTGAAGCAGATGATGTAGATAAACGTTGTACAATAGCTGCCATTTTAATTAATTGATCATCATTTTTAACGCTTATTTCCATATATTCTTTAATTAATGGTACTACAACTGTAGCATCACCTAAAGATTGAACTAATGGTCTTAATTCAGCAATTAAAGATGCAAGTTGTTTGGCTTTTTTCTTTTGATTACCATGAATTTCTTTCAATAAATCTGAGAAAGAAGTATCGTCAAATATTAATTGATTTAATGGATCCATATATTTTATTATAAATATGGAAAAGATTAAACTCTTACATAACCTGTTTC